CAATGATATTGGTGTATATAAACAACCAATGCCAAATGCAAATGCAGCACCAGAAACTGTAGTAACTAAAAACCCAAAAATTAATGGCCCAGAAACTGACGTAATTAATATGTCTGTTGGTGGTATTAGTAAAGGTAACTATAAAGGTATTAATCCATACGGTGTAGGTGAAATGCGTGGATACGGTGCAGCTACTAAAGGTAAAAAAATTAGTGGGAAAATGGGCTAATGAACTACGAAACGTTATATAACACGATTCAAGCATATTCGGAAAACACAGAGTCTTTATTTGTGGCGAATATTCCTGTCTTTGTACAGGAAGCTGAAGAACGTATATATAACTCAGTTCAAATACCTTCACTACGTAAAAACGTAACAGGCACATTAACATCAGGCAATAAGTATGTAACACTTCCTGATGATTGGTTGTCTAACTATTCTCTAGCAGTTATTGATGCATCAGGTAACTATAGTTACCTATTAAATAAAGATGTTAACTATATTAGAGAAGCATATCCTAATCCTAGCTCAACAGGATTACCTAAGCACTATGCGTTATTTGGTTCACAATATACAGCCATTAATGAACTGTCACTTATCTTAGGGCCTACGCCGAATTCTAATTATGGTGTAGAAATGCACTATTACTACTATCCACCCACTATTGTGCAGGGGCAGATTACAACAGTAAACACTCCGTCATTTAGCGGTGGTTCACTTTATACTAACGGAATATATCAGAACATTCCTCTTACAGGTGGTTCTGGTTCAGGAGCATATGCTGATATTGTAGTAAGTGGTGGTGCTGTAACTACAGTAACACTAAGATTTGGTGGTAATTTCTATGTTGTAGGAAATACACTATCTGCAGCTACATCAACTATTGGTAATTCTGGTTCAGGATTTAGTATTGCTGTGACTGCAGTATCTAACGCAAACGGTACAGCATGGTTAGGTGATAACTATGACCCAATTTTACTTTATGGCTCTATGCGTGAAGCTATGATTTTTATGAAAGCCGAAGCAGATATGGTTGGATACTACGAACAAAAATATCAAGAAGCACTAGAACAACTTAACCGTCTTGGCACAGGCCTTGAAAGAGGTGATGCTTATCGAGATGGTCAAGCAAGAATTAAGGTTAATCCATAATGCCAATTGCTCAAGGACTAACAACTAGATTTAAGCAAAATTGTTTAAATGCATTGGAGAACTTTTCCAATACAACACCCTATACATATAAAATTGCTTTGTATAATGGTAATGCTAACTTAGATAATGCAACTACAACTTATACAACAACAAACGAAATTACAGGTACAGGCTATACAGCCGGGGGCATTGTATTAGTTCCAATAGCACCTTTATCAAACACAACTGCAAATACTGCTTATATATCTTTTAACAATGTAACTTGGAGTCCAGCAGCATTTACTTGTAGGGGTGCTTTGATATACAATAGTACAACTGGTTCAGCTGTTTGTTTGCTAAACTTTGGGTCTGATAAGACCTGTATTAATTCATTTACAATAACTTTTCCAGCGGACACTGCTACAGACGCTGTAATTAGATTTTCATAGGAGTATATTATGATTCAGAAAGAACAAGGCGGATTTGGTGACCAAGCTACCATTACTTTAAATACCGGTGCAAATGCTAATGAAACAATAGGTATAGAAGGTTTTTACGAAGTAAAGTGCCATGATAAAAATGGTAATCTAAAATGGGAAGAATCGTTCCCTAATTTAGTTAATGCTATTGGTAAGCAATTAATGTTAGATACACTATTAAAGGGTTCTGCATACACAGTAGTAGGACCATTTTTAGGTCTTATTTCAGGCGCTTCACCAACATTTGCAGCAGCAGACACTCAAACATCACATGCTGGTTGGACAGAATTTATTAACTACACAGTAGGTGGTTCAGCAGTTCGAGGTACAGCAGTGTTTGCATCAGCAACATCATCAGGTACAACCCCATCAAATGTAACTACATCTGCAGCAGCAGCAATTACTTATACTATCACAGGTGCGGGGGGTACAGTAGGCGGTTGTTTCTTAATTACAGGTTCAGGCGCAGTATCTACATTAAGTAACACAGGCGGTACATTATATTCAGCAGGTGCCTTTGCAGTAGCTAAAATTACAACAGCTGGTGATACAGTAAGCGTTACATACTCAACAACTGCTACAAGCTAAGGAGTCTTAAATGGCTCTTGTAGTTAAAGATAGGGTTCAGGAAGCCACCACCACGAGTGGTACAGGCACGCTTACATTTTCAGGTCCTATACCTGGATACCAATCCTTTTCTTCAGCTATTGGTAATGGCAACACCACTTTTTATACTATCTATGATAATGTAGCTCAGGTATGGGAAGTAGGTATTGGTACTGTAGGTGCGGGTACTTTAGCCCGTACTACTGTTCTATCTAATTCTTCTGGTACTACATCTCCTATTAGTTTAGTTGGAACTTCAAGTTTAGTATTTTGTACGTACCCCGCTGAAAAATCTATTAACTACGATGCTAATGGTGTTGCAACTATTGGTCAAGTTCTTGGATATGCCGATACAGGCATCGTTGGGTCTTTTGCATCTACTGTTGCAGGTTACAATCAAGTTATTGTACAAAATAAGAGTACTGCTACAAACGCTTCATCTAACTTAAATGTATCTAACGATGCAGGTACAGCAGGGGCTAACTACGCTGAACTAGGTATTAACTCATCTACTTTTACTGGTTCTGGCTCGTTTAATATTGCAGGGGCATCTTACGTAGCTTCCGCTTCTACTGATTTAACACTTGGTACATATGGTGCTTACAGCGTTCACTTTGTAACTAATAGCAGTACAACTGATGCTATGACCATCTTTAATAATGGTGGTATTTCACTGGGGGGTTTTTCAAATCCAGGTATAGGTAACATGGCAGCTAGTAAGTTTGTACCTGGTTATAGTGCGATTACCTCAGCAGCTGGAACTACAGTTTTAACAGCAAGCTCTAATTACTACCAACGTTTACTAGGCTCTACAACTCAAACATTTCGATTACCTGATGCTACAACACTACTAGTTGGTACTACATTTATTTTTGATAATGATTCTTCAGGAATTTTAACTGTTGTTGATAATGCATCGGGGGCTATTGAAACAATACCTGGTGGTGGTTCAGGGTTTGTATATCTAGCTGTTAATAGCACTGTCGCAGGTACTTGGAGAAGACACGCATTTCTTCCAGCAACATATGACTTTAATGCTACAACAGCAAACTTTGGTACTGCTACAATTACTAATACAACATGGAATGGTAATACAATTACCTCGGCATATGGTGGTACTGGGTTAACAACTTTTGCTGCAGCTAACAACGCACTTTACTCAACATCAGCTTCAGCTTTAGTTGCAGGTACATTACCGATTGCAGCTGGTGGTACAGCAAAAACTACTTTTACAGCCAATGGTATTGTTTATGGTAACGGCACATCTGCATTAGGTGTTACAGCGGTTGGTACTACAGGCCAAGTTCTTTTAGCTAATACAAGTGGCGCTCCAACATGGGGTTCAGTACCATCTACAGGTGCAGTTACATCATTCCAAACATCATTAAGTGGATTAACACCAAATACAGCAACCACTGGTGCAGTGACATTAGCAGGCACTTTAGGCGTTACTTCAGGTGGTACAGGAACCTCTACAGCGTTCACTACAGGTTCAGTTGTATTTGCAGGTGCATCTGGTACATACTCACAAAACAATGTAGGTTTCTTTTGGGATAATACTAATAATTATTTAGGTATTGGTACTGCGAGTCCGAGTACAAAGCTAAACATTTATGATGCCTCTCTAGCAAGTGTTTTAGTTCAATCAGATAGTACAACTAATGTTATTGTTCATAGAGCCTCTACAGATACATCTGCAGGCGCTTTAGCAATGCGAAAAGCAAGGGGTACTATTGCCTCTCCTTTAGCGGTAGCCTCTGGGGATAATGCAGGACAACTTTTGTATCAGGTGTTTGGTGGAACTAATACTAGAAACGTTGCTAGTATTAATGGGTTCGTAAGCACCTATACATCAGATACTAATATTAGTGGTTATTTAACATTTGCTACAACACCAACTGGAAGTACTACCGTTACAGAACGTATGAGAATAGACTCTGCAGGTAATGTAGGGATTGGTACTACAGTTCCAAGAGTACCATTATCTATAACAAACACAATTGTTAGTTCTGCTGGAACACCTAATAAAATTAGACTGTATGATGATGGTGCATCTAATCTATATGGATTTAACATTTCTTCAGGTTTATTAGAAATAATTGCTGGTACTGGTGGTGGAGTTG